GGAAAATGACAGAACAAGAAATAAAAAATAACTTCACTTATCACACACCTTCTGCAGATATGCCTAAAAAGTTTGAAACATTAAGAGAAAAAGCAAAAGAGCTTGCTTTTCTTATTGAAGAACTTGTTCCAAACGGAAGAGAAAAATCTCTCGCACACACAAAATTGCAAGAAGTTATAATGTGGGCAAACGCCGGTATTATTATACCAAAACAAGAAGAATATCTTCCAGAATTTGTGAAAATACCAATGAAACCTTCTGTTCTAATCTCACCAAACGAAATACAAGAAATGATTAAAAAGCAAGAAGAAAAAGGTTACGATTTTATAGGCTCAAGTTTTAATGCAGAAAAAAACACAGAAATCTTTACTTTTAGGAGGAGAAAATGAAAGGATTAAAAACAAAAATAATTGAGACGATAATTTACGGCTTATTCTTAATTTTAATTATATCTCTAGCTATTCGCTTCTCAATATCAGTCTGGAATATGGACGACGACGGAATGTTTGTATATGGAATGTGTTTAATGGCTATAACTTGCACAATTATTGCGACTTCATTATTGGCTGCAACAATAGAAGTTGTTTGGAGACCAAAAAAGAATGCAGTAAAAAAACAAACAAAAACAAAAGAGCCATATAAATTAAAAGCCAAATGGGAAACGCCACCGGTAGTAACTAAAGAAGATATAAAATCTATTGAAATAAACGATTGGACTACAGAGGGAGAAATAATCAAGATAATTGACGACCAAAATGAGAAAGGATATGAGTTTTTGGGAAAAATTGTAGACCCTCAAAATCTGAGAGCTTATTTGAAGTTTAGGAGGCGAAATGGCTAAATGCAAAGGTTGTCAAGCAGAAATTATCTGGATAAAAACAAAGGCCGGAAAAATTATGCCTTGCAATAATGAAAAAACAACGATTATAACAGAATCTGGAGAAACAATAGTCGGACATATACCACATTGGGCTACTTGTCCTAACTACAAAGATTTTAAGGAGGCAAAGTGATATGTTTCAATTCAAATACACAGTTTTTGACGGCAGCTCAAAGCTCTTCAATCACGAGGAATCAATAGAAGCTTTGCAATCAGCACAAACTTTTGTATCAGAGTGCAAGAAGTGCGGCTGTCCGTGTAATGTAACAATCAGAGACAACGAAAAAAATAAAAGTTATACCATAGAACAATTAGAGAGGAGGATTAAAAATGGAAAATAACCTAAAACCACAAGAAGTTGACCTTGAGAAAATGCTAACGCCAGATATGGCAAAAGCTATTGATATGCTAGGATACTTATTCTTAAAAGAAAAAGGATTTGACACTTCCAGATGTGAACAGAGAGACAGAAAAGGAGCTTCTGCAAGAAACAGATTAAAGAAAGCTATTGCAGCAAAAGGCCTACAGCTTAATATTCACTATCACACAGTAGAAAATAAGATTTATGTTTATCTCACACTTAACAGAATAAGCGACGGAAGAAAAATGGCTTCAAGCAGAAGCATAGAGTTTGACTGTCAGATTATTGAAGTCAATTCCAAAGAGGGAGGCGACAAGAAGAGTGAATAAGTCAATCAACCAAATTAAAAAAGAGTTGAGATTCATAAAACAACAGCAAAAAGCAATAAATACTTACTTGGAATCAGAAACTCAATATAAAAAAAGGTTAGATTGGCTAAAATCACAGAAGCAATCACAACATATCCAGAAGGATATTACAAGGACACAAGAAATCCTTGATACTCTGAAGCCAGAGTTTAATATTAAAAGACTTCAAGAGCTAGAGAAGTTTTATGTTGGAATAGTCAACGAGCTAGAAGACGAAACAGACAGAATAGCTATAATGAAGTTTTATCTGCAAAACAAAACAATGATAAGAACTGCAGAAGAGATGTTTTATTCAATAGACGGCATTAAAAGTCGTTTAGATAAAGCAATAAGAAAGATATATTTAGCGATAAAAGAAGGCAATTAAAGCCTTCTTTTTTATAAACACCACTCAACACCATTTTTTTTGTAATATGATGTATAGTGAAAGATAGAGAAAGGAGGCGTTTATGCAAAAACAACCGGGAAAGAAACACAATGACGAACTAAAAGAAAAAGCGTTTGCACTACTTGTTTGCAATAACGCTTCTTATGTTGCTAAAGAGCTTGGTTTGCCTTATACAACAGTCAAGACTTGGGAGAACAAGTTTATAAAGGAAGGCAAGAAAAAGATTGACGAAGAAAGAGAAACCTCGTCAGACGACGAAAATAACCTCGTAAAGCTTCGTAACAAAAAGCGTGAGCAATTTATCAATAACGCTTGGAAACTTATTGACGACTCTGTTGCAGTCGCTCAAAAGAGAATCAATAAAGCAAAGAATCTGGAAAGCGACATTGACAATCTTTGTGAGATTATCAAGAAGAACGCCGGAAAGATAGAACAAGACACCGGGATTGGCTGGTTTGACTTATTGAATATTATTCAAGAGATTAAAAGCTTCAAGAGTCCAAAGTTAAGTGAAATATCAACCTTGATTGGAACAATTTACGACAAGCAAGCTCTTGCAAACGGCGAAGCTACTTCAAGAGAAGAACAGATTCTTAAAGGATTTGAGGATTATTAAAAATGTTGAGTATTCACGACATTATAGACAAGCGTAAAAAGCTCTGGCAAGCATATCTTGACGGAAAGAAACCGAATCAAGACGAAGCTTATGTAAAGGACGCTGCAAGGTGGATTTTGGAGAGTCCGGAGATTATGGCAGAAGTTGAAGCAAAGCCTTATTTGCTTATAGAAGCAGTTTTGACAGTCGTAGACAAGAAAAAGAAAACTGTTCCTTTCTTCTTAAATGAAGTTCAGCAAGACTTCATATCACAAATAGAGAAATACGGAAGAACAAAACCTTTCTTTATTCTTAAAGGAAGGCAGCAAGGATTTACAACGGTCATAACAGCTATACAGCTTTGTAATGCGATTGTTTGTAAAAACTTCTCTGGATTCACTTTGGCAAATGTTGACGAGAATACAAAGTCAATATTCAATGATAAAGCAAGAGTTGTTTACAGCAGACTTCCGGATATTCTCAAACCACACGAGAAGTTTAACTCTAAAAACGAATTATTCTTTGATAAGCTTAACAGCTCTTGGCGTATTGCCACAGCTACAAAAGATGTTGGCCGTTCAAAAACACTTAACTTTATTCATTATTCAGAAGTTGCTTTCTTTCAAGTATCACTTGGAGATTTGCAAAGCTCTATTGGAGAAGCTGCAACACAAGACTGTTTTATAGTTTATGAAACAACAGCTAACGGATACAACGAAGCAAAAGACTTATGGGATAACGAAAGTTGCGTGAATTTATTCTATGAGTGGTGGCGAACAGACGAATATCAATCAACAGAATACGATTATTTAGAGAAAAACAAAGACGACAAATGGCTTCAAGAACGACTTCAATTATTAAAAGATAAAGGATTATCAAAAGAACAGATTTGCTGGTATGCAAAAAAATATGATTCTTACATAGACAAAGAGAAAATCAAGCAAGAATATCCTATATCTGCACAAGAGGCGTTTTTAAGCTCTGGAGAGTGTGTATTTGATAAAGATAAAGTTGCAAATCAATACGAAAGAGTAAAAGACTTGCAACCGATTAAAACGGGCTATTTTACTTATAAGAAGGAACACGAAATAATAAAAGATAGCAATGGAGAAGAACTGTCAGACACGATTATTCTCAAAGACATAGAGTGGCACGACGATTCACACGGATATATTAGGATTCACGAAGAGCCACAAACAAAAAAAGACAAAGAAGGTGTTGTTACTCATAACGCACCTTATACCATAGGCGGCGATACTTCTGGATTAGGAATTGACTACTACACAGCTAAAGTTATCAATAACCTAACAAGAAAGACTGCTGCAACACTTCATAAACAATCAATGGACGACGATTTATATGCAGAACAGCTTTATTGTCTAGGAAAGTATTATCACGACGCTTTGATTGGTATTGAAGTCAACTACAGCTTGCAACCGACAAAATACTTGTCAGAAAAGCTGAATTATCAAAACTTATATGTCAGAGAACAGCTAGACAATATAAGCAAAACAATAGTCAAAAGATTTGGCTTTGAAACAAACTCAAAGACAAGACCGGTTATCTTATCAGATTTAGTCGCTCTTGTCAGAGAAGATGTAACTATTGAAGAAGACGCTGCGACACTTAAAGAAATGCTTACTTTTGTCAAGAACGACAAAGGAAGAGCTGAAGCAGAACAAGGATTCCACGACGATTTGGTTATGGCACTTGCTATTGCTCACTTTATATCAAGTCAACAAACATCTTCTTGGATAGAAGTTGAAAATAAAGAGCCGGATTTTATACAAGAAAACTTCAATTATAAAACAGAAGACGGAGGAAACTCGTCCTTTATGGATTGGGAAATATAGGAGGCAGAAATGTTTATATCAAAAAAAGAACTTGAAGAGATTCGTGCAGAGATTAAAGGCTTAAAGCAAGCTGTCAATGCTCTTAAAACAACAAATAAGAAGCAAGCAGAAGCTATCAAAAAGCTTGAAGAATCTTCACAAAAGAAATATATTCACGAAATATTTGAGGGAAAAGACGAAAAAGAGACAGCTTCTATTATGGACGAGTGGCTTAATGGAGCAAAGGAGGACAAAGTAAATGAAGAAAAATAACGACATTAACTTAACTGAAGCTCCAGCAACAACTGCTTTATGGGATATGTGGGAGAAGTGCAAAGAATATCAAAACAAAATTGGACTTCGTAAAAATATTCCTATGTTCGTTGACTTCTTTGAGGGAAGACAATGGCCTAAAGCAACAGAAAGAACAAAATCTTTGCCTCGTCCGGTTGTAAACATAGTCAAAATGATATGTAGAAACAAAGAGAGTGCTATCTTATCAAGCGTTGTAAAGCTTATTTATAAAGCTGAAGACGAAAATGTAAATTCTGAAAGATTCACTAACTTTGCTGAATACATACAGAAAGAAATGCGTCAAGAAGAATACGACGCTAACGCAGTTCACGACGGAACAGTCAAAGGTGCTTACTTTTATCACTATTATTGGGATTCTGAAGCTAAAGGAAAAGTTGGCAAGATTCAAGGCGGCTTAAGAGTTGAGCTTATCAATATCTTAAACATAGGATTCGCAAATCCTAAAGAGCTTGACGAACAAAAGCAAAAATGGATTATTATTGTGAGTCGTGAAGAAGTTGACTCTATTAAAGCAAAAATGGATAAAGACGAAGACGCTGACTTGATTCGCACAGACGAAAACGAAGACGATTATGCAGCTAAAGAACAAGACGACTCAAATCTTGTAACTGTTATAACAAGATACTTCAGACAAGACGGCGAAGTGTATTGCGAAAGAGCAACAAAATCAGCTATTGTCAATAAACCTTTTCCTATTTCTCCAGATATAGAGAAAGCAAAAAGAGAACTTGGACTTGACGCTCCAAACAATAGCCTTCCAGATAAAAAAGGCACAGAGAAACTTCCTCAAGGTAAAGCAACACTTTATCCTATCGTAGTTGGTAACTATGAAAAGAGAGAAGATTCAATTTATGGACTAGGCGAAGTTGAAGGATTGATTCCAAACCAAAAAGCAATAAATTTCAATCTGGCTATGACTTTGCTTGCAGCTCAAAATAACGCTTGGAGCAAATATGTTGTATCTGCAGACGCTCTTAAAGGACAAGAGATTACAAATGAGCCGGGACAAGTGCTTACAGATTATTCTAAAACCGGTGGCGGTATAAAGAAGTTAGAAGGTGCAGCTATAAGTAGCACGCCCGTTCAAATTGTCAATACTCTTGCAGACTTAACAAGGGTTGTAACCGGCTCAACAGAAGTTATGACCGGAGAAGCAATTTCTGCAAATATGTCTGGTGCTGCAATAGCACAGCTTCAATCTCAAGCTCAACAACCTATTGAAAAATTAAGAGATAACTTCTGGAGAGTGAAAGAAAAGCAAGGAAGAGTTTTAGAGCAATTCTTTAAGCTATTCTACGAAGGAAAAGACTTCGTTCACACAGAAGTTGATAAAGTTACAGACAAAAACGGAGAGCTTACAGAAAAAGAAGTCAATGTTCCAGATGTATTTAACGGACAAGAATATAACAATGTTGATTTTTCTATCATTGTTGAAGCAACGGCCGGAACAAAGTCAAGTGCAGCTGGAGATATAAATATGCTTGATAACCTTCTATCAAGACAAATGATTGATAAGAAGACTTATATCAAAGCTTATCCAAAGAACGCATTAAACAATAAAACAGAGATTCTTAAAGCTATTGAAGAAGAAGAAAAAACACAAATTGCTCAACTTACTCAACAGCTTCAAGAACAAGCTCAAAAACTTCAAGAGCAAGACGCTCAAATAAAAGAAGAAGCTGCAGTTATCCAAAAGCAAAAAGAAGTGGTAGACAAGGTTGTTAGTGTTATCAAAGAAAATAACCAATTAAAAGCAATACTTGCTCAACTTTATACTGAATCTAAAGAAAAAATAGAATTAAGTAATGCTGCTTTAAGAGAACTATATGCTCAAAAAGAAACAGCAGAGGGAGACGCAACAGAGTTTGCTCAAGCTTTGTATAGTGGAGGCCTAAAATGATTTGTAGAAAATGTCAAACAGAGATGTCTATAAAGAAAGTAGGCAAAAAAGAAGTCGTGTTCGCTTGTAGGAATCCAAAATGTCCGGATTATAAAAAAGAACACAAACAATCAAGGTAATTTCAAGCAATAGCTTGTTATTATAATTTTCACGCAGCTGAAAAGCGAAAAAATCAGAGGAGATAGTTATGG